AAATTAGGAGAATCTTATGAAGCTTAAAAGAATGAATCTTGGCATAGTGGGTTGTGGAGTTATCGGTGAAAGCCTTGCCAAATTGTTAGAAGATATGGGGCATTTTGTTCAACGGTACGATCCGGCCAAATTGCTCGGTTGCGATATAACTTTGTGCGAAATTGTTTTTATTTGTGTACCCACCAAAGCCGACATGAAATTTGAAGATGTCAAGATGGCGGTAAATTATATAACCTCTAAAAACAAAAAAGGAATTATTGCTATAAGATCTACCATTATACCGGGGATGACTGATAAGTTTATAAAAAAATATAAGAGAGAATTTGTATATCTGCCTGAATTCTTGCGGGAGCGGACAGCATTTTTAAATGAAATCTGCCCTGACAAAATAATTATAGGGGCCAGAAAAAGAGAAACAGGCGAAATATTTAAAGAATTATTTAAACCGGTAGTAGACAATAAAAATAAAATAATGATGATGAGTCCGGTAGAAGCGGAAATATTAAAGGTATCTCTGAATAGCTTATATACCGTAAAAGTAGTATTCGGTAATGAGTTATACGATATATGCCAAAAATACGGGGCAGATTATTATAAATTATTTGAGGCTTTTAAATTAGACAAATATATTAACGCAATGCACCTTGATCCATTATTCGATGGTTACCGGGGAGCAGGGGGCAAATGTCTTTCCAAAGATATCAAATTTCTGATCAGGGCAGCAAGGAAAAAGGGAATTATACCCAGAGTAACGATAATGGCCGATAAAGAAAATATGAATTTATTGGAGAAAGGGACCTTGAATGGGGATTGAAGAGCAATTTGAAAACAGGAATATGCTGGACATAATCAGGCACAATAGGAAAATCGAAGCAGTATTGAACCAAGCGTCTAAGGATTTAGCAATGAAAACCGCTATCTTTGAATTGAGAAACCCGACTAAAATATCCCAGGGCTCTTTCTACAAAATAAACAAAGGAATAGAAAAACAGATAGATGTAATCTTGAATAAACTTAATAGAGATATCCGGGTCAATATACAAGAAGGGATTATAAGCCATTGGGATATGGCTAATTTAAAGAATAATAAATTAGTGGGTAACTGGGCAGGAGGAATAAAATTAAGCGGATATGACATACCCATATCGTTTAATCAACTAAACCTGATGGCGCTGGATACTTTCCTTGCCCGGACCGCAGCCGGAATGAATTTGAGCGAAAGAGTCTGGAATCTGACCAAAGGAGCAAAAGATCAATTGGAACTTTATCTCGCTTCGGGTATATCTACCGGGAGAAGTGCGGCAGAGATTGCAGGGGATATTAAACAATATTTGAATGAGCCGAACAGGTTATTCAGAAGGGTAAGGCAAGAGGAAAGACTTGTCCTGAGCAAGGCGGCCAGAGGCTACCATCCGGGAGCGGGAATTTACAGGAGTTCTTACAAAAACGCTTTGAGGCTTGCCAAAAACGAAATAAATATGGCCTACAGAATGAGCGATCACCTCAGAAGGCAGCAATTACCTTTTGTAACCGGAATCGAGGTTCATTTATCAGCTTCCCATCCCCGGCTTGATATGTGTGATGATCTGGCTGGCAAATACCCGAAGGGCTTTATATTCATGACCTGGCATGTAGGCTGTTTATGCTATACAACCTCAATCATGCTAAATGAAAAAGATTCGCTTAAATTCATGAAAACCGGGAAGATCTCCAAATCGAAGTATATTTCGAGGATTCCCAAAAAGGCGGCGAACTGGATAAAAGCAAATTCTTCTAAAATAGCAGGATATAAGAATACACCATATTTTATAAGAGATAACTTTACGGCGGACTTTAAGCTAAAAGATAGCGTAACACAAATAACCATGCCCAAAATCGGGATTACTGAGCCGGCCAGGCCTGGATTTATACCCACAAAGGTAACCGGAAGAGAAAAACAGTTAATGGAAATAAAGAAATTTAACAAAAAATATGCTGATGCAAAAATAGAACATTGCATTGCAGTCGATAGAGAAGGAAATATAATATTTAAAAAATCCGGCACCAGAAATTATGTAAATTTCACAGCAACAGATTTTGATCAAATGAATGTTGATAATATGCTGTTTACGCATAATCATCCTTCCGGGAGCAGTTTTTCCGGTGATGATCTCAATATGCTGGGAGCGTACAAAAGAGGGACTGAAGTGAGGGCAGTAGGGACGAAATATGAATATAGTGTTAAAATAATAAATAATGCAAAATTCCCAGGTTCCGGGGCCGAAGTAAAAAATCTTTACAAAATAGAAAATAGCATATTACAGAATAAATATCAGACGATTTATGAAAGGGAGCGCGCTAGGTTAATAAATACTGGAGTTGATTATAACGAAGCGATAAGATTTGCAACAGAAGCGACAAGTCAAAAGCATACCCATGAGGCAATGGAAATATTTGCCAAAAAATATGGCATAGAATATAAAAGGTGGTTGAATAAATAATGGCCAAAAGAAAAAAAGATAAAAACAAAAATCCTTATTTAAAACCTGATGGCAGTCTGGAGCTTATTGAAAAATTTCCAGGTGTTGATTTTATGATTTACGAAGAGGAGAGAATTAAGAAAAAAAAGGGGAGGAATAAAATGCCATTAATGAAGTGTAGAAAAGATGATAAACCAGGCTGGAAATATGGGGATAGCGGAACTTGTTATACCTATAAAGCTGGCAATGAAAAATCCGAAGCAGCAGCAAAATTAAAAGCTATCAAACAGGGGATTGCGATCAGTAGAGAATCAGGCGAAAAATTCGAAACATAATGAAAGGAGTAATAAATGAAAAAGATAGGTTTTATATGCCTGGCAGGACTTGACCAATTTATAGATCCAATAATCAAAGGACTATCAGGCGATTATACCATAAGGAAATTTATAATCAGGACCCAACAGGAAATATATAATGCGATCGACTGGGCTGATATTGTCTGGCTGGAATGGTGTAATCAGACGGCCATCATAGGGACGAATTACGAGGGGATCAAGGGTAAAAAGATTATAATCAGGCTTCACAGCTACGAGATATTTACGGATTTTCCTAAACAGATCAATTGGCCTGTGGTAGATAAACTGATTCTGGTAGCCCCTCATATCAGGGAAATTCTGAAAATATTTATCCCGGATATTGAAAAGAAAGTTAAAATAGAAATCATTTTTAATGGGATTGACCTGAATTCTACCCATTGGAAGAAAATGCAACCCGGATATAATATAGCTTGGGTTGGATTCATTAACTACAAAAAGAATCCCCAGATGGCCTTGCAGATACTGAAGAAATTAACTGAGGGACTATACAATACTGATAAAAGATATATGCTGCACGTAGCCGGTTCCTTCCAGGATTCGAGATATAAAATATACCTGGAATATATGATCAAGGAAATGGGGCTGCAGGATAATGTAAAATTCTACGGCTGGATCGATGATATGCGAGGATTTTGGGAAGATAAAAATTACCTGCTTCATACATCGATACATGAAAGTTTTGGATATGGAATTTTTGAGGCCATGGCCAGGGGAATCAAACCGGTGATCCATAATTTTAGAGGGGCCAAAGAATTATATCCCAAAAAGGCTATTTTCAATACCATTGATGAGGCAGCCAATAAAATAATGAGTAAAGAATATAATAGCGGTAAATATAGGAATTGGATTATCGGCAAGGGCTGGACACTTAAAAATCAGTTAAAACAAATTAAAGATATTATAAAAGGGGATTAGGATGCCATCAGGTAGGCCCAATATAATCAGTCCGGTAATTGATTTAATAATGAAAATCAATCCGGATTCTATCCTTGACGTAGGCTCCGGTTTCGGGAAATGGGGTTTTTTGTTAAGGGAATATCTCGAAGTCTGGCAAGGCCGGTTATATCCGGAAGAGTGGAAAAAACGGATAGACGCAATAGAAATTTTTGAGGGATATATAAAACTACCCTGGTATGGTATAATTTATAATAATATTTATAACCAGGACATAACTAAAAAAGATGGAATATTAGCGAATTATGATCTGGTATTATTCATGGATGTTGTCGAACATATAGAAAAAGAAAAAGGGCTTGAAATACTCAAGAAAGCCAAGCATTGGATAGTATCGACCCCCAATTATGTAAGTGGACAGGGCACAATGTTTGACAACGAATATGAAGCCCATATAAGCGAATGGGCACAAAATGACTTTAAAAAAAGTGTAATTATAGGCGGTAAATGGATAATAGGCTACCAGTTACCTTAAGAATGTAAAGATACAAGAAGAGAGGCACTCCACGGTTGAATTTAGGGTATCCTGGAGGATTAAAGAAGTAAATTTGTAAAAATTAAAGAAAGTGTTATAATAAAAATAAATAAACAGAGCTCCATTTTTAGAGAGCCAATCTAAAAAGACTTTATTATCGAGTCTTTTTGAGTTGGCTCTTTTTTTTATGCAGGAATAATTAAATTAGGAGTATATGAAAGAATGCCGGAAACAGAAAAAGAAAGACAGAAAAAATGGGAAATTGCTAATGCGGTGGATACCTTAATTAAGGCTGTAGAAATCAGGAAAGACAAAAAACTGATGCCAGAGGTAGAAAGGGAGATGAAAAAAAAACAGAGTGATATATCTGAAGTATTAAGAAATTCAGCTCTGAAAGTAAGTAAAAAATAAAATTATAAAGGAGAATAAATAAAATGGATTTAATAACTCAAATCAAAACTGCTTTGAAAAAGGCTGGGCTTGATGAGGCGTTAGCGGAAAAAATCAAGGTGACTGATGAAAGTCAAATTGAAGCAGAAATCGAAAAATTAAAAGGTAAAATTGATCTTACCCCGGAACAGCTTATCGCTGCCGTTAAAGAGGCTGGGCTGGAAGAAAGTTTTAATAAGTACATGCAAAGCGAAACAGACCGGAGAGTATCGCAAGCTATCACTACTCATGATCTAAAAACAGCAAAAGAAAAAGAAGAAACGGCCGCAAAGGAAAAAGCAGAAGAAAAGAAAAAAAAGGAGCAGGCAGATATGAGCGATTCCGAAAAGAAAATATCAGATCTGACCGAAGAAGTTAGTAAATTGACTACTTTAGTAAAGGATTTGAGCGGAACAACTGTTAAGACAAAGCGGGAGACTTTAATCAAAGATGCCCTAAAAAAAGCAGATTTAAGTGAAGGATTCCTATCTTATATTACAGTTGATAAAGACGAAGACATTGAGGAAAATGTCAAAAATTTAAAGGACGAGATTCTCGGACTTAAACAAGCCGAAATTGACAAAAAACTCAAAGGCGGAGAGATCCCTCCAAAAGGCGAAGCAGCAGGGGATTTAGAAGAAGAATTAGTTGGTGAAGTTGCAAGCGGAGAAGAAGGGACTTCGGGGGATTTTAAAGGTAAAGAATTAATAGAAGAAGAAAAAAATAATTAGATAATGAGGTGAATATAATGAGTTTACAAATAAAAAAAGAGGATGGGATTGTTTATGACCCTGTATTTTTAAAAATATTAGAAGATATTCCTGGCGGAGTAACTGTAAAAACTGATAGATTCCCAGACGCTATTACGGAAATCAAAAAGGGAGCATTGTTAAATGCCATGACTGGTGCCAGCATAGGATTATATAATGTGATTAAAACTGTAAGATTAACCGCTGCGGGGGTTACAAATACTACTATTTTAGCAATCGAACCTACTGATCATTTATTTAAGGTTGGCGAAAATATATTTTTGCAGGGGGGAACTGCTGGAACAATTGCCAGAGTATCAGTCACTGCTATTGCTGTTGAGGCAGCACATAATGTAATCGCTTCGGGTGCAGTTTTATATGAAGCTGCCGCCGTTGACACCGCAACTGCTTTGTATGATGCAAGTGCTGTTTTGCGGGATACTATAAAGGTAAGGGATGATAAAGGGAATTTACTGGATAATTTATTCGCGGGGGCCGTTGTACGTGGAACCGTAGATGAGTCCGAATTACCTTATTTTGTCACTGGCCAGCAAAAGACTGACTTAACCGCCAGAATAAGATTCGCATAAAAATTAACAAAAAATCAAATAAATCAAATGAGGTGAAATAGTAATGAGTGAATATAATATGTTTAAGGAAATGAACAAGAAAAACTTACAAGTTTGGATAAATAAAAGATTATATAAGGATCAATACTGGGTTAGATTTTTTCCTATGAAAACTACACCATATTTGACTTATGAAACATTAATCGGGAGTGAAGGGAATCGTGTAATGGCTGATGTTGTTTCATATAACAGTTCTGCACCACTCAAGACCAGAAAGAGCATAAGCAAATTAACCGGTTCAATTCCTTCTATTCGGGTAAAGAGACAGATGACAGAAAGCGATATAAATGATTATAACGCTTTCAAGGCTATGGCTACCCCTGATATGGGAGACCTTCTCCGAATTGTTTTTAATGATACGAATTTCTGTATGGATGCAGTATTGGGTCGTTTAGAATGGTTCGCTTTACAAGTTTTAGCTTTAGGGCAAATATCTCTTTCCAAAGTAAATAATGTCGGTGGAATAGTTACCGAAGAAGTAGTAGATTTTCAACTAGCTGCTGCCAACAAAAAGAAAATGTCTGCTGCCAATAGATATTGGAGTACAGGGAACGAAACAACCTGTAAACCTATTACCGATATCCGGGCAGTCGTAAAGGCCGCAAAGACAGGTGGAGCGAATCCTCAGTATATATTAATGAATGATTCAAAATTTTCATTTATGGTAACCACAGATGAAGTAAAGAATTTTGTAGTTCCTTATACAACCTGGGGGGCTACAAAAATTGAGATGGTTCCATCTCTTGAAATTCTTAACATCTCTTGAAATTCTTAACAAAACATTAAAAGCTATGGGGCTTCCTCAAATAATAGTAATCGACACCAGGGTAGCTTACGAGGATGCAGACCATAAAATTGTAAATGTTGACCCTTGGTTAAATTCAGCTGGTTCAAGTAAACATGTAGTTTTTGTAGATGATATAAAATGCGGAAATACGCTCCGAGGTCCTATTGCAGAAGAAACCAACCCACCTAAACAAGCAGTACAAGCCAAAAAGGGAGGTATTTTGATTTCTTCCTGGAGTCAAATCGATCCTGTAACTCAATATACAAAAGGTGAAATAAATGCGTTTCCAAGCTGTCCCTCTATAGATCATATCTATAATCTTGACACAGAAGCTACTACTTGGGCGGTCTAAGATGACCAATAAAGAGGCTCTGCAATCACAAACCGAATATAATAATGATAATTTATTGGAGAAACTTCTTTTGGATAGAGGCATTGCAACAGCGGGGACTTATGCGGCAGGTAATTCTAAAGACATAGATTTGTGTGCAGCCGATTTATATTTTACTTTAGCTGCACATCCCGACCTGAGAGAAGGGTCTTTTTCAGTAAAATATAGTGGAGCTCAATTGATCGCAATGGCAAAGAGAATCCTGAAAAAATATGGTATGGAAGAACCAACAGTTAGCGGGGAGGCAATCTGGTGATAAAGAGATATCCTCATACGGCAACTTTGAGTTATTTTACCCCTGGAACATATAGCACATCCGGAATATATACAGAGGGGACGCTGGTAACGATAGGGATTATCTGTAATGCTCAACCGAATTCAACTAAATATATTATAGGGGAATCCGGGGATATGATCGGATATAACTGGTTTATTTCTTCTCCGGTTTTTGCCGGAGCGAAAGATGTTCCTGATGACGCGAAATTAACCTTTTTCAACAAGGAACATATAATTTTACAATTGTTTGAATATCAAAAACATATAGAAATGAAGTGTTAATATGCCTTTAATTCCTGGATTTAGCCAGGGTGATATAGATAGAAGAATAGATAGATTTAAAGTCAACATCGAACAAAGAATTATCTGGACCCTGGCTATGGCAGGCGAAAAATTTGTCAATGACGCTAGGAGTACAAGGACATATCAAGATCAAACTGGGAATTTAAGAAGTTCGATCGGATATATCATCGCCCGGGATGGAAATATTATTCAGGAAAATATAGAGGGAAAAGCCGAAGGCACGGCCCAGGCGAGAAAAATTGCGAACGAAGTATTAAGAGAAAATAACAAGGGATTTATCTTGATAGGATTTGCAGGTATGGAATACGCTGCGGCTGTAGAGGCAAAAGGATATGATGTAATTACCGGAAGCATACCAGGAGTAAAGGATCTTTTAAAGGTAAAGGTAAAGGAATATAGTTTATGAAAACAACATTTGACATAAACGATATATTATTTCCTATAATTAATGTAGCTTCCGTTCAGGCCACAATTGATGGCCGGGTTTATAGGAATAAAAAAGCATTAAATTCAGAATTGCGGGATATTATAATAATTCCTTTAACTAACCATAACGGAAACGAAATTATAAACGAAGCTACTTTTATGGTTA